CAGGAGCCGGAGGTAGTTGGTTATATAGTACAGGTAGTACTTCATTTTCTAGTTCACAGGCATTTTCATATCAAACAACAGATTTATCACTTGATGTTTCTAATTTGATAATAAAATGGATAAGTGGTAGTAATAGTCAATCAATTGACAATAATGGATTTATTCTTAAGTTTTCGGATGCGGATGAATCAAATAACGCAGTAACAGGATATATTAATTTCTTTAGTCGCGAAACTCATACTATTTATGTTCCTAAACTTACAATGTATTGGGATGATACATATTATTCATCATCATTATCTGCTGCTAATTTAGAATCATATACCGTGTTTACTAAATTAAAACCTGAATATCGCGATACTGAAATAATTAAATTACGTATTTATACGCGTGATAAGTACCCACAAAAATCTCCTACAAATTTATTTCCATTACAAACCGTTAAACGTTTACCTGCTACTACATTTTATACAATATTGGATGCGGCTACAGATGAAGTCATAATTCCGTACGATGATATTTATACTAAAGTAAGTTGTGATAATACTAGTAATTACATCTACATTGATATGAATGGTTTTATGCCAGAACGATACTATCGTTTACAATTCAAAATTAAAGATGGATTTACGGAACAGTATGTAGACGATGATGTATATTTTAAAGTAGTTAGATAATGTTAAGACCAATACGATTAAACCCTAGATTACGAGACCCGCTACAATTACAACAGATTGCAAAATATCAAGGCAATTTAACTGTAACGTCGAATGATATTAATATTGTTCCTAGAGATGATGCTGGAAACGTACAATTGCAGGAAGACTCGGAAACAAATCCATTACTAATAATTGAACCAGTTGCAACACGTGTAACACTTAATTCAGTTTTAAAAGTTTTAGATACGCAATTTCAATATTTTAAATTTCCGGCAACTACTAGAATTATTGCAGATACGGAAGTTAATATTGATTTAACCGTGCCCGAATTTGGACTTGAAACTGACACGACATTTGCTAGATATCGACCGTCAGAATCTAGAAGAATTAATTTACCGGCCGGTAGTTGGTGGGAAGGAGAAAAATATTCCGGGATTCTTATGGATTTTGTTGAATCTGGTGCACCACAAAAATCTACCAATCAATATCAAATTACTAAAGAAATAAAAGAAGCTGGTATAGATTTACGTTTTAGAATACAAATTAGACATAGATTTGATTCGTTTGAAGATGGGGCTATAGGAACTTCTTATTTTTCTATTATTAAAAACTCGCCAGAAGTACCAGCTGGAGGATGGCCACCGGCATTAAATAAATTGTTTAGAGGGCCATTTGCAAATACTAGTAATTTAGATCCGGATAATTTTGGTAGCATAGGTCAATATGAAGAACAAACTTTAAGTATAGACATAACAATTCAGAATTCTGATTTTGAAATAGGAGATTATTTTTCTATAGGTGCATTTGCAGGACAAAATGAAGATAGTGCATTTCATACAATTCTTCCAATACAATCCTATTGGTCTATTACTGATGCTAGTAAAAATGTAGATGAATGGAATCAAGAGATTAGCTAATGTTAACACAATATAAAAATATCGAACAAATTCAATCAGCATCGGGTTCTATATCTGCAGAACGTTTATCGCGTAGCAAAACAGAATTTGCTAGTTTCGATGCTGAAGAGGCAATTTATTTTAATACTGAAATAAATAAACAAACGGAAGATCAACGTGTTGAAATGCACGTATATGCTGGAGATACTTGGATTACAGGTAATCATCGCATACAACTAGATACAAAAATACCGGAATATAAAAATAAATCTACAAATGCCTTAATTCAATTCCCGGCACAACCTTTAGCTATTGATTTATATGCAGAATTTGAACGTTTAAAGTTAACTTCTGGTACATTTCGAATCGCTGTCAATTTCTTTAAAAATTTAATTGGTAGTTATGATTTACAACATTTACGAATTGATGAAATTTCTCCAGACCGTACAGAAATTAGATTACGTGCCATTAATGCAGATGATCCACAATTTTTAACACAAATTACATCATACGTACAAAACGTTAAACAAACTACGGATAGATTTTATAAAAATTATTTGTTAAATTTTAGCAGAAATAACTGTGTATTGTTTGTTAATAGTGTCGTAATAGGAGAATATCTTTATGTAAAATTAGCAGAACCTTTATCTGCAGATATTGACGTAAATTTTAAATGTTGGGTAGTTGAAGAGCAAAAAGATACATATATTGATCGTGTGTCAATATCATCAAAATCTTTTACAAAATCATTTAAAACTTTAGCTAATGCCAATTGGCAAGCATCTAGTACAGCTACATTATCATCTGAAACTAATTTAAATAATTTTATATTTTATAGTTCTGCAACGGAAAGATTAGAAAATTTTAAATACAAATTAAATTTATTAGAATATTATGCATCACAAAGTGCAGTAATATTACAAATATCGGGAACTAATGCACAAAATAATGTTCAAGAATACGAACTATATCGTACAAATTTAATTGGTGGCTTTGATGCATTTGAAAAATATTTGTATTATGAATCTTCGTCAAAGTTAACTACGTATGACATTCAAAAAATTAATCCAATATATGCCGAACAAACCGGCAGTTATGTTCAGCCTAGTCCTAAATCAAATGCAGTATATCCTTATATATTATATTCTGTATCTAGTAGTCAGTTTGTAAATTGGTTTGATTCTTTAATGTATTCGGCATCTTTATATGATTCGTATAATTATAATTCTTTAGAATATAGGATTCCGGAATATATACGTAATGATTCAAATAATGAACAACTTATTACGTTTGTTCGAATGTTAGGACATCATTATGATATTCTTTATTCATATATAAACCATATGAATCAAATTCACAAACGAGAAGAAAATCCTAAACTAGGAATGTCAAATGAATTATTATATTCAGTTGCAAAACAATTTGGTTGGACATTATCTCATGGAAATCAACAACAAGAATTATGGTCATATGTATTAGGAACAAACGAATCCGGGACTCCACAAACAGGCTCAAATTCTGTAAATGGTGTTTCAGTTTCTGCGGCAGACAGAACATATGCAGTATGGCGTAGAATTGTAAATAATTTACCATTACTTTTAAAATCTAAAGGTACTAAACGCAGTGTTCAAGCATTATTATCATGTTATGGAATTCCACAATCAATGATATCAATTAATGAATATGGCGGTCCTAGATTAGAAAGAGCACCGGTATATGAAAAATTAAATTTTGATTATGCATTAGATTTAAGTGCAAGTGCAGCTGGTACAGTTACTGTAAATTACACTGCACCTATTAATGCAGTTGAACTGCGTTTCCGAACAGATGATATTTTAGCAAACCCATTTATCCCTAACACAATGAATTTGTTTACAGTAGGCTCAAACACTGTAACAATTGATTTTACTAGCGGTAATAAAGGTACTATGCAAATTAATGGTACTAGTTCTGCAGCAATTGAAATTTACAATGACGAATGGCTTACAACAGTACTGCGAACTAACGGAACTAACTTAGATTTAGTAACAAAAAAATCTAAATACGGTAAAATTGTCGCAGCAGCTTCTGCGTCTGCAACAGCATCATTTACATCAGCTGGTACTGTAACATTAGGTGGCACTACTGGTGGTAGTAGATTCGTAGGACAACTTCAAGAACTTAGATTATGGTCTTCTAGTTTGCAAGATTCTGCATTTAATAATCACGTTAAAGCCCCGGCTGCATATAATGGTAATGTGGATGCGTATAATGAATTAACATTTAGGTTACCACTTACTGAAAATATAAATCACTCATTAACAGGTAGTTTACCTGGAGTGCAGCCAGTATCATCTAGTATAACTGCATCATTTGCAGGTTGGCCATTAGCAACGCCATATGACTCATATGAAGAAACATATTATTATGATGCTATATCATTAGGTGCTGGAACTTTTGATGATAATAAAATACGAATTGAATCAAATGATTTAGTTGGCACGTTAGATGTTAAAACTAGAGCAGAACGTAGTCAATTTGATAAAGCTCCTTTAGATAGTAAAAAATTAGGAGTATATTTTTCTCCGCAGACCATGATTGATGAAGATATCATTGCACAACTAGGATTTACAGATTTAGATCAATACATCGGCGATCCGGGCGAGGTAGAAGCAAAATCATATCCTAGATTGATTCAAGCAGCACAAGGATATTGGAAAAAATATGCTGATAAAAATGATATTAATTCATATATCAAAATATTTACATTGTTTGATTTATCATTTTTTAAACAATTAGAACAATTACTTCCGGCTCGGGCTGATAAGCTTACTGGTATATTAATTCAACCAAATATTTTAGAACGTAGCAAAGATACAATTATTCCTAAAATAAAACGATTTGACTCTACTTATTATGCATTAATTGAAGAAACTCATCCAACTGCATCTGGAGATTATTTACAATATTTGGGTTCGGTTGATGGAGATATATTATCAATATCAGCTATCGACGATGATCAATGGCAAATGTATTTAACGGCATCTCAAGCTAAAAAATATGATGGTACTACTTATTCATATGATTATTTA